GAGAGCGCAGTGAAACTTGGTAATGTCCTTGCCAATGAAATGCACATCGGCAGGCCACCACGTCATGTCCGGCCCTTCCTTGTCCATGCCCACCCCGGTCAGGTAGTTGAGCAGGGCGTCAAACCAAACGTAGATCACCTGGCTGTGGTCCCAGGGGACCGGAATGCCCCAGCCCTCGTTGCGGCGGCTGATGGAAATATCAAGCGGCTCACCGTCCGGGTCGTCCAGTTCAAAGGACACAAACTTCACGACCTCGTTATATCGGGACTCCGGCTCGATCACCAAATCCGGGCCGGCGATGGCTTTCGGAGCCAGCATGTTAATGAGCTTGTTGCGGAACTTGTGAAGAAGGAAAAAGTAGTTCTCCTCCTCGGTCGTGCGAAGCTCCTGCTTGGGGTGGTTGGGACAGCGCCCGTCCACAACCTCCTTGGTCGTCTTGTAGGCTTCGCAGCCGTCACAATACAGGCCGGAGTATTTGCGCTTCTCGATGAAGCCGGCCTTGTTCACCATCTGAATAAAGTGCTGGACGCCCTCGCGGTGGCGCTGTTCGGTGGTCTGGATAAAGCCGTCGTAGGAAATATCGAGGGCGTCCCACACGGCTTTGAACTCTGCGGCCATGCGGTCGCAGTACGCCTTGGGGTCTTCACCGAGATCGCGGGCACGCTGGGCGACCTTCCAGGTGTTCTCGTCGTTGCCCATCAAAAAGAAAACATCGTCGCCTTTGAAGCGACGATAGCGGGCCTGCACGTCGGCACCGATCTTCTCGAAGGCCGTCCCGATGTGGGGACGGCTGTTGGGGTAGTCAATGGCCGTGGTCAGGAAAAACTTCGCCATAGTAGCCCTCCTCTTCCAGACCGCATTGCTCACAGTGGTTGGTGGGGCACAGACCAAGCATGACCGGGCAATCTTCCAGCCCGTACTTGCACCCATGCTTGGTGCAGCAGTGCGTGGTGCAGCACAGGTTCCGCTCCAGTACATCCTTCTCCCAATCGGCCTCCAGGTCTGTTTTCGCGTCCGCCATCATTGTAGATGGCTTCGGGTCCGTAAAGAACGCCTGCGGTTCCTTCAACTTGCTCGTTTTTGGCCAGGGGCAGGGCACACGCTGGTTTTGCTGGTTAAAAAAGACCCGCTCCTTCACCCGCTTGTTCCCATCGCAGACCTTACACACGCCATTCTGCTGGAACCCGAAGGCAAATCCAGTGGCCTGACAGGACCGACAGGGGAACCCTTTCTCCTCGATCTCGTTCTCCTTGAGCCAGGCAAACAGGCACGCCAAGTTACAAAAGAAGTATTCCCACTTGGGCTGGTCGTAGTGGTGACAAGCCGGGCAAACGCGGTTCTCGTACTCGAAGGACAACTGCAAGTCAAACGACCCCTCGGCACCGCAGTGGGAACAGTGGATGACGCAAATCATGACTTCTCTCCCGTCTGGTACGCCGCCGCGTCCTTCACGATCTCGTCCACCCGCTCGTCCAGATCGTGCGAGTAAAACCCCAGGTTCAGCTTCTCCATCTCCTTGCGCATGAAGTGGCCCCGGTTGTTGGCCTGTTCGCGGGCGGCGTGGAGCGCCTGTAAGTGATTGTACAGCAAGGACTTATTGTTGCGAGCGGCAATGGCAATCTCTCTGGCCTGGTGGTATTCCAGTTCGCCTTTCGCCCACATTTCGGCGCTTTTGTCGCTTTTGCCTTCTTCCTTCCAGTAGCGGAATTTTTGGGCATACATAGATTCTACTTCGCGCTCCCGCAGTAAGTAAAGTGCTTCGGCGTCAGCGAGTGCGCGACCGATGTAGTCGATGCGTCCCGACACCCGCTCGAAGAACTCATGCAGGTTCCGGTCGTTGAACTTCAGGTCCGCCGGGTCCATGACCACCGTTTCGTCACCCAGCTTGATTTCCCGTTTGTCAGAAAGCTTGCTCATCACATCCCCTCCCCGTAGGCCGGCGTTTCTTCGCCGTCGCCGCCCTTGAACTTCGGCTTCACCCGGTCGATGGGCACGTCTTCCGCCGTCTTGCCCATCATGTCGTGGTATTTACAACGCCAGTTGTGTTCCTTGATCTGGAACATATCCAAAATATCATAGTTGAAGGCAACCCAGAACGGGAAACGACTTTTGCCCCGCCGGTGCTTGATGACAAAACCCCGCCCGATGCCGGCCTTCTTCTCGTCCGTCAACTGGTTGATACTCCAGAATCCGTCCAGAGGTTTGTACTGGTCGAAACTGGCACCGATGTTGCCCTCGTCAATATATTCGGTGATGGTCAGTTCGGCGGCGGTCTTGTTGGGCTGGACGCAGGTAAACGTGCAGTGGTTGTCCTCCACACCGAAGCCGCGCAGGTCGCGGAGGATTTCGTAACGGCTCTGCCAGGTCGGCTTGCCGGGAGCGTCCCGCATCTCCCCGATGTAGTCAATGATGAGCAGGTCCGGCTTGAAACCGTACAGTTGAAGCTGGGCGCAATAGGCACGGATCATATTCACGTCCATGCTCCCGCCTGGGAACTGCCGAATTATAAGGCGGTTGGGGTTTTCATATGCCTTCATCCAGTCATGAACGTGTTCAACAATATCGTCCTTGTGCTGAAACAGGTGGTTGATGGGCTTGAACGCGAACTGCGCGGTGAACCGCTCGCCAATGCCAACCTCGTCCATTTCCAGGGTGATATAGAGAACCTTGTGCCCGTTGAGAACATTCTGGACTGCGGCTTTTACGAGGGCCAGCGATTTGCCGACGCCCGGCATACCGATCCACGAGTAAATTTCGCCGCGCTTGGCACCGCCCCCGGCGATGGCGTCGTCAATGGCCTGGAACCCGGAAGTGAAACGCTCCTTGCCGTCCTCGTCAGCCTTCATCCGCTCGAACATTTCCTCGATCTTGGGGAAATACTCCAGACCGACCTCGAAGGAGCGGTCCACCAACATGGCCTCACGGACCATCTCGTAGACCTTGCTCCAGGTGGCATCTTCTTCGGGGGCCTTTTTGATTTCCTCCAGGGAATTGGCGAAGGCGACCTTTAGGGCCTGGGCCTTGGCGAAGACCGTGAGCTTGTCCAGCAGTACGTCGCGGGTAGCCAAGCCGGGAACGAAGAACTCGTAGACCGAGTTGAGTTCGGAAATAAAGTACAGCTTAACCGCGTCGTCCTTCTCCCGTATTTCCGACTTCAACTCCTCCATCATGATAAAACGTTCGGGCAGGCTGCGGTACTTCTGGAACAGGCGGAAAAGAATGCGGCAGACCAGGGCATGGACTTCGTTGGAGAAGTAGTCGGGTTTGACGAGGCTCTGGCTTTGCAACAGGAAGAAACGGTCGGTGAGGAGCATTCCGAGGAGCCGGCGCTGGAAATTGTCGTCCCAGGCGTAGCGAGGCTTTTTGAGAACGTCGGGGTCGATGAGCGTGTCCAGAATCGCTTGTTGTTTATCGTTCAGTTCCCTCATAGATGTCCTCCATAAAAGGTTGTTTCATTCCAATCCGCACCCCGACTTGATGCCGTTGCCGGCCACGGCTGGGGCCGTGATCGCGGACCACCCACCGGCGCACGTCGCCCATCATGAGCGGGATGATGAGGCGAAGGTTGGGCATCAGCCGCTTGTCGTCCTGCACCGTCATCCAGTCGTACCAGCCGATCTGTTCGCACTCGCCGTCGCGGGGCTGGATTTTCTGGGCGTAATAAACGTCCTCCTTGACGCAGTACACAGTGCAGTCGTCACAGTCGATCTTGCCCATCAGCTTGGTGTCGATATAGGCAATGGCCGGGTCATATTCACAGATCGGCTCCAGGCCCGCCTCCTCCTTCAACTCCCGCACGGCGGCATCCAGTATAGATTCACCCGGCTCCACTTTTCCGCCGGGGAGGTTGAGGCACCCCTTCTGCCAGGCGGGCTTCTGCTTCTCGATGAGCAGGACGTTGCGCCAGTAGGGGTCGTTGATGGGGTTGGCGTACACCACGACATATTCAGGCTTATTCATTTCACTACCTTTATTTCAAGGTGCCGGGCACTTGGGTTTATGGTGACATTATGTCGTAAGCCTCGGCACCTATATTTCAATTTCAATAACTTTCTTCTGAGCTTGGTACTGCACGATCTTGGGCGGCTTGCGGCGCATGGGCGGGATGTTCACCCACCACTGCTCGGACAGCCAGCAGAAGTCTTCCTGGCCGAACCCCTCCTCCGGCGCATCGACGTGTTCGATCAGGTCGCCGTGGACCACGCCCACGAAATAAGCCCCTTTGGGCACTTCCGGGTTGGACGAAGCCGACGTGCAGGCCAGGAAGCCGCCCTTGTGGTTTTGGAACACGTCAAAGCCACGAGTGTCCGCCTCAAAATTCGACCAGAACGCAAATTGCTGGGACATATTCCCTCCGTGGAAATAAAAGGCGGTGGTGACCGTGCCCACATCCAATTCCCCCACACGGCCACCACCGCACTTTTAGCATTTTATTCGATAACGGGACGTGACTCAAGGCGGTTTGCGGCGACCTTGCAGCACAGATCAATAAAGTAGTCCAACCCGAACTTATACTTCATCATGTTGATGTGCTTGTGGACCCAATGGATA